TAGACAGATTAAACAATATTACATTTGAGAAAGTAGGCGAAGTTTAATGGCTGATATTGTACAACTAAAAGAAGACGGCGTAGCTAAATATCTTAAAACACATGTTAATGCTATTGACGGAGTTGATGGAGTTTTAGTTAAAGCAACCGGAAATGAAACAATTTTAGGAACTAAGAATTTTCAGGACGGGATTCAAGTATCTGGAAAAAATCCAGTTTTGACAAAGCCTACATTAGACAAAGCTTATATTGATAAGAATAATAATGCATCCGTCGTTGCTGACGGTGCTATGCAGTTGTACCGTAGAGGCGACACAGTATTTTTAACAGGATCAATTCAATTGTCTGCTAGTAAATATAATCAAGGTTTGTGGTTTGATTTACCAGCTTGGGCAGCTCCACCGGAACATGTCAGAATGTATTTTAATACTAGTGAAAAAATGATTCTGCTTTCTTTTAACCCATCAAAATTAAATAATATTGTTTGTGTTGATCAAGTTGCTAAAGATGCCTGGATTACCGGGTCAGCGTGTTGGCTGGCTAAAAACCCATACTAATAAAGGGGGAAATGAATGATGAAAACAATTTTTAAAGTATTATATCCGATTGGTTATGAAATCCATGAGGTAGAAGATGATTTTCCAACAGCGTTGCCATTTGTGGAAGTCGTTCCGATTTCATTTGATAAAAGAGAAGATGAAACCGAAGAAGATTTCGCTCGCAGACAACAATCTCAATTCTTCAACTTCACTGAAAATAAATGGGAAGAAGCAGTCACACAAGATTACTCTAAGAAACTTGAATTATTGGAGAATCTTTCTGCAGGACTTCAAGTTGATAACACTGCTTTAAAAGAATCAAATGCGGCACTAACTGCTAAAACAGATTCGATGGCGCAACTGAATGCCAAATTAATGCTGAATGATGTCGCAATCAATAAAGAAATTGAAACGCTAAAAACACAAATCGGAGGTGCTGAATAATGTTCACTTACACAGACGTTAAGATGATGTTTGATTGGGGCTGCTTCACAACGAAGCAAGTAAGGGAGTTTGTTCCTGACTGCATTACTGAAGCACAATTTGAGCGAATTACCGGAGAAGCCTTTTAGGCTTATTTTTTAGCTCAATTTTTGGTGAGATTCTATTTTTGTAGGAAGTTGGTGGATTATGAATGCTGATGCTTTAATCTCATTTTTGAGTATTGGAGGCACACTGATAGGTACGTTTGCAGGTATTGTCGTTTCAAATAAACTAACAATTTATCGAATTGATCAACTAGAAAAAAAGGTTGAAAAACACAATAACCTAGTTGAGAGAACTTATAAATTGGAGGGAAGGATGACCGAAGCAGAGCACGATCTTCGTGATATGAAGGGAGGTGGTACAGATGCAAAATAAGACGTTTGAAATTCTGAAATGGGTGGCTTTGATTGTAATACCAGCTTTGGCAACATTTGTTGGTGTAGTTGGCAAAGCGATTAATTGGGAGTACACAGATATCACAGTGATAATCATCACAGCGATTGGTACTTTCCTAGGTACAGTGCTTGGTGTCTCTAATCGAACGTTTAAGATGTTTTCATCAGAGGAATAGGAGGAATCAAATGAAAAAGAAAATTACTTTGTTGAGCCTTTTAATGGCTCTTTTTTTGTTGCCTTTTTTCCCGAGTACCGCACAAGCGGCGAAAGGGGATCAGGGTGTAGATTGGGCCGTTTATCAAGGGGCACAAGGGAAATTCGGGTATGGCTCGGATAAGTTTTCGATTAGTCAAATCGGTGGATACAATGCTGGTGGTTTGTATAATCAGTGGACGTATTCTAGTCAAGTAGCTTCGACAATCGCACAGGGCAAACGCGCACACACTTATATTTGGTATGATACGTGGGGAAGCATGAGTATTGCTAAAACTACTTTGGATTATTTCTTGCCAAAAATTCAAACGCCTAAAGGTTCGATTGTCGCACTGGATTTCGAACATGGTGCAAGCTCTAATAAACAAGCCAATACAGACACCATTTTGTACGGCATGCGGCGAATTAAGCAAGCCGGTTACACTCCGATGTATTATTCGTACAAGCCTTTCACACTTCAATATGTGTACTATCAGCAGATTTTGAAGGAGTTCCCTAACAGTTTGTGGATGGCAGCTTATCCAAATTACAATGTGACACCATCACCAGTTTGGAGCGTGTTTCCGAGCATGGAGGGCGTAGCAATATATCAGTTTACAAGTACTTATGTTGCTGGTGGACTTGACGGTAATGTTGATTTAACAGGTATCACAGATAACGGATACAACGGAGCCATTAAGGACGATGATGGAAAAGTTACTGTTAAGCCTGACACAGAAACGCCAGCGATTGATCAAGGTCAGCAAGCGAACGAAACACCTAAAAAAGACATTGAACCAGGCTTCAAAGTAAAAGTGAATTTCTCTGCTTCTACTTGGTCAACCGGACAAGCAATCCCACAATGGGTGAAAGGTAATAGTTACACTGTTAAGGAGGTCAGCGGAACGAAAGTATTGCTTGACGGAATCATGAGCTGGATCAATCGCAAGGATGTTGAAATCTTGCAAACAACCACTCAAACGCCAAGCACTACTACATCGACACATATTGTTCGTTCGGGTGAGACTCTATCAGGTATCGCTTCTAAATATGGGACAACCTATCAAACGCTTGCTAGTCTTAATGGTTTATCCAATCCGAATTACATTTATGTTGGTCAACAACTGAAAGTTTCGGGAGCGGCTAGTACATCGAGAGTTTATATTGTCATTTCAGGTGATAACTTATCCACGATTGCCCAAAAACTCGGGACGACTTATTCAAGTTTGGCTCAAAAGAATGGTATTGCGAATCCAAACCTGATTTATCCAGGGCAACGCTTAGCATACTAATAAACTAGACTTCAGCTTAATTGGATGCTCTGCACAAATGACCCGAAAGGCAACACGGTTGGCGGATACCAAGACTTCACAGAGACACGCGGGTATCACGACTTGTAAAATAATGTTTGCATCTAATTTTATTTATGAGTTATACTAACTAACGCTGGTGGCTGATACCAGTATTAGAGACATGCTGATCGACCACCCCCATGGTTGGTCAGCTTTTTGTTTTGGAACCTAAATGGTTGATATAAAACCAGTATACGAATACTATCTAAATAGGGATTCCTGATACAGCACCATTGAGAGAGAAACAGGATATGCTGTGGGGAAGTTCAGGAATCCCTAATTTATATTTTAACGCTTTGTATGCTTATGCACAAATGCTCATTCGTACTCTTAGCTCAGCTGGTGAGAGCAGACGGCTCATAACCGTCCGGTCGTAGGTTCGAGTCCTACAGGGTACATAAAATATACCCTCTACAGCATTAGTTGGTTGTAGAGGGTATATGTTATTCTAATTACTTTTGTAGATTCAATTATTTGTCTAATTTTTTCTTGACGTCATCCGTGATATCTTCAACTTTTTCTTTTGCGTCTGCCGCTACTTCTTTTACCTTACCAACAGCTTGATCAAGTAGGCCTTCCGCTTTCTTTTTGTTGTCACCAGTTACTTTTCCTGTGGTTTCTTTCGCTTTACCCTTAGCTTTGTCCGTAAAACCTTTGTCTGTCATAATAAAGCCCTCCTTTTATTTCTAATCATATTATAGTAGTAGTTCAAAAGTTAAAGCAAATCATATACATTTAAGGTTAAAAATAATAAATATCTAAGCAAGCAAGGGCGTTTATTTTTATATCAATAAGTTAGAAAATAAGAAGAGACCGCTTGCAAAAATCCAAGCGCAGAGGTATAAATATAGATAAGGTTTTCGTTAAACCTTACTTCTTTCATAACTAAGTTTCATCTTGATCGGCAACCAGTCGTGTGCGGGCTGGTTGTTTCTTTGTGTAGTGTATCACTTTGTCATGAGTGTATCATTTGCAAAGTAAATGTTTTATGGGTAAGTTAATTTTAATGGGAAGTCACTCGCCCATAAAAAAAGGAACGCCAGATACAGTTACTTGGGGAAGTGGACTGTGGGGAAGATCTGACGTTCTATTTCTTTATTGTAACACGTTTAAAAAATAATAATACTCATTTAAAGTACCCTTAGTTCAATTGGTAGAATACTCCGGTTCATATCGGAAGATGCGGGTTCGAGGCCTGCGGGGTACATAAAAAGTACATCCTCTTTTAGAGAAGGTACGCGAAAAGATAATTAAATATTTTCCAGCCACTTTATCTTTTCGGCTGTTAACCAGCTACTAATACATGTAGTATTGTTTTCATACATTTTATAAGTAGTTTGTCGTTGTTTTTCACTGTCATATCCGGCGTGACTACTTGGTAAAAAAAGATGGTAGAAATCAATAAATAGCATATGAAAAAAATGTTTGTTTTCTTTTTTCTCCCAAAATGATAGTACTCGAATCTTACCTTTTTCATTTGTAGATTCAACAGTAGCTTTTACTATAAATTCATTCTCTAAAGCCATTGTGAGCTCGCCATTTTCATTTTCAAATAGTGAATCATATTTCTCTAAAACCTTTTTCATATGATCTCTATACTTACCAGAATATCTGATTTTTTGAGCCACTTTTCTATCATAATTTTTTGAAATACATTCACTGTTTTCTGCTATTCGATTTATTTGATTTTTTGTATCATTATCTATCAATATTCTTTCTGGAAGAAAATTAGTGAAAAGTTCTTCTTTAAAATTTATTGAAGGAACTATTTTGTTTTTATACAAATCACAATGGAATTCAGGCTCTTCTTGATAAGAAACCTTTTTTGTAGACAACTCGGTATGCGTAGTTTTTGAAACCGAAGAGGATTCATTTTCAAGAACCTTTTCTGAGGTAGAAGAAGAGAGTACCTCATTAGTTTTTGAAGTACTCCCATAATTGATAGCTTTTCTTACAGATTGGACTTTATTTGCAGAAAGCAAATCTTTGATAGATGCCATTAGCCGTTTACCTCTGCAAGAAGAACTTTATATTCGTCAATCAATTCCTCTTGGTCGATTGTATTACTTGCATGAGGAATAGATGGATCGAATTTTGTTTTCCAAGCATTATCCTGATGAGTGCGATCGACTAATGCGAAATCACTCATATCTGATAAATCAGAAACTATACCATCCAAAAATTCAATTACATCTTTTTCATCTCTGTGTTTAAACTTATCAGGTACACTATCGGGGATAGAGTCATACTTTCCTGCTTTATTATCAAAGTAAACTTCACGTATCACTGGACCATATGCCCAAGCCTCAATAGAATTTTTAAATAAAAATCTAGGATATGGTGATTCAATCTCTGAAAAACCTTCCGCATTTTGCATTGATCCGTATGTTGCACCATAAAATGCAAAAAGAAAATACAAAGTTTTTTGAAGTCTTAGAGCGCCCATTTCAGGATTTAAATGCTTTAAATGTGAGATAAGATCGTTAATATCTTCAAAAAAATAATCTCTTTTATTCATTTTTCCCACCTTCCACATATTCTCTGTTATTCTTTAACCTAGTATATCCTGAATGAGAGTACTAGTAAACAGATTGATAGATATTTAATACTATTAATAGATTTCCCATCTTTTTTATACAACTATTTTATTTCCGTCCATTTTAAATCCAAAAACAGGTATTGATTCAGAACCTCCCCAAATTTTTAAAGATCGTGGTTTGTTGTTCATTAGTGCGATGTAGAAATCTTTCATAGATAGTGCAGGTTTCTTATTTTCCCTGAACAAAACTAGATTGCTTTCTTTATCAATTTTACAGTAGTGAAAGGAAGAAGATTGCCATTGTACATAGAATAAATTCCCTCATAATTATTATCAAAAACATTCGTTGATAATGCTGTTAACAAATCGCTTGCTCTCATTCAAAACAGCTCCTTTCAAAATACAGTTAGTCAATAAACCATTCAGTGTCATCATTTATGCTTGTAGCATAATTTCGAATGTAGAAGTCATAATCGATAAATTTATTTGCTCTGCAACAATAGAAAGCAAAACATTTTTCTCCGACTTCATTGATAGCATTTGGACCGAAATCCCAGAGAACTTTTTCGAGTTCTGAGAACGGAATATATCCTTGTTCATACTGCAAAATTAAGTTCATTTCATTCACTCCAATTATGCAGATTTAACTTTTAAGTTTTCGAATTTATCCATATCACGCTTTAGGTATTCTCTAGCAAAATCTAAATCAAGTACCCATTTATCTATATCGCTTTTTTCAATGATTAAGGGCATGCGATCATGAATGGGGGAGACTGCAGCATTCGGCTCAGTTGTCATAATTATTGATTCTGCAACATTCTCATGAATGCGGTAAAAACCGGCAACGTAGATAACTTCGTTATTACCAGTGAAGAGAAATTTCTTTTTGTCAGAATCCCATTCATAGAAACCGTTCATCGGAAAGACAATGCGACGTTCACGGAAATGCTTGCTAAATGTTTTCTTCTCTTCGACTGATTCCGATCGAGCATTGATAAAGAGTTGTCCTTTTTTAAAGCCCTCAAATCCCCATTTAGTAATCCCTGGTACAACCTCATTATTTTTATTAGCACCTAGAGTCAAAACGTTGTTAGAAGGGAATACTTCGCCTGTAGCAATTTCCCGCTCTTTATACTTTTTTTGCTTCTTCGCCACGTCAGCGATAATCTGCCAGTATTCATCCAATTCGCCTGTGAGCGGATCAAAAAGATATCGTCCACACATTTTAATCATTCCTTTCGTAGAAGTCCACGTTTTTCTAAGTCCATTCCTTTGTACGAGTAAACCTTTATTCTTGAATTTTCGCTGATAGGTCGAACATCAAAATAAAAAGTATGATCCTGACCATCTACACATCTATATCCAATAATTCGAAAACTTGTCATTTGTCTTTTATGCATCAAGTATAACAGTTCGTCTTGCAAAGCAAAAAGCGGAACGTCTGTGATGACATAGTTCATAAAATCTTTGGTAAATCTTTCACTGTTTTCGGTGTGATAGTCGAACTCTAAGTCATCTGTATTCAGCATTAGGAAATACAACTCCATTTCGCTTGATCAGCAATCTGTATATTATTGATCGCATCAATCGCTACCAGTTGTACACCAAGATCAACATTAGAAACATAGAGTGTATTACCATTATGACCTTCGACAACTCCAACTACATCTTCAAAAGCAGAACCTTCACCATTTAGCTCGGCAGTTTGAATAACCACTTGACTATGATTCTTAAACGCAGTATCAAGAACTGCACCAATTTCAAAATCGCTCATCGGTTCCTTACGATGCCGAACTTTATTTCTTACTGTATTATCTTTTTCCATTTCTGATGTATGCTCGCTTAGATAGAATCCCATCCACTTGGCCATACCGCGATCATCATAACCACGCACATAAGGGTCAGGATGATAACTCATAAACGCTTCGCCCATACTAAATCATCCTCTCAAATTTTAAAGTCCATCCAAACCGCCAGCACCACCGTTGTGACCTCCTACCAAACCTGCACGTTTGATACTCCGGCCAGATTCTAGTGTTGAACTCGCACGAACAATGCTGACAAACCCGTACTTTTCTCTAATTAAATCCATAGCTTTATCAATTTTAACTCGTTTTTCCTGGTCAGTCGGATCTTCGAAAAGGTTTAGTTGATCACCACTTTCGTAAACCAAATCAGAATAAGTGACTCCGATGTGCCTCATGAAGCTACGGCCGTCATAAAATTTATTAAATAGAAACAATAAATGCTCTGCTAATAGTTTAGTGTCGTCTGTGGCAGAAACTTTAGTCTGTCTACTAAATCCCTTTTTTCCTTCGTCCTTGCTGTAACCGATGAAAAGATGAACGGTAGTTGTTTTAGCACCTCGCCGCCGTAATCGGATCGCGACTTGCTCCGCCATTTCTCGTATGAGAAGTGGCATCTCATAACCAGCGTAATCGCGAGGGAGTACTTGGCTATTGCCGATATTGCGTCCCTTCGGAACATACGGCTTTTGCAGCCTTGATCGGTCGATCCCGTTGGCATGATGATAGAGCTGCAAACCCATAATTCCAAATTTTCTATGTAATCGTTCGGGAGATGCATGGGCTAAATCTTTTATAGACTTAATATTCATGAATTCCAAATTACGTTTCATACGACTTCCGATTCCCCAAAAATCGTCTAACTCTGGTATTGACCATACTTTAGTCGGTACGTCTTCATAATTCCACAGCGCACGCATGTTGTGATTATGTTTTGCTTCATTATCGAGAGCGAGTTTCGCGAGCAGGGGATTGCTGTTTGACATACCGACTGTTGAAAAAATACCAGTTGCTCGTAGAATATCTTGCTGGATGCGCTGCGAAACGATATCCAGTTTTTGCGCACGACTTAGGTTTTTATCAGGTACAAAATAGTTAAGAGAGGCAGTCAAATCGACTACGCCTTCGTCGATGCTGTACCACATAATGTCTTCGTCAGCAGCATATTTGCGTACAACATTTTGGATTTTCAGATTTTCTTGAATGTAATATCGCATCCTTGGCGGTGCTACGATCAAATCTCTGACTCGAGGATTCTCCTGCTCGGTTGGGAGATCCCATTTGCGCGCAACATTTCTAACGCCTAGGATTTTTTTTGCCATTGGGCTGCTTGCTAGTATTAAGCCCGACGTGTTGTCAGCCGTGCTCATGACAATCAACAAATCACGCAGCGGATGTAATCCACGAGACACTAGCTCGCAGCTTGCGTAAAAGACTTCATATCAATGAAAGCGTAGTCTCGGTGCGGTTCTAGCTCATATCTGAAATTAACATCATCCATAATAATTCACCTCTCGTTCACATTATACGAACAGGCGTTCGTTTTTGTAAAGCGAACAAACTTTTAAGATTGATATCAAAAGATGTAATTTACTTCTATTTTGACTCTGTCTTGAAGTGTATAAAAGATTTGAAAGTGCAATAAATTAATGGTCGGATTATTAATTGTAAAGCCCTGTGCATCCTATTGAGGTATAAATTTTTCCACACAAATTTCCACAGATTTGTGGGATTATTTATTCATCTTAGATTTAAAGAAATTATGAAAGCTGATTTCATACGGTTTTAATGGTGTTTTTGTTTCTTAGATTTGTATAGGATTTCAGATGGGGAGTGGCAACTTGCTTATATATCAACGGTTAAAATCTTGTTTACCACAAATTTACCACAATTTACAAATTATCAATCAACTTCCCCATCATATCCGCCGTTTCTTTTTCTTCTTCTTTCAGTACGTCACTGTACACATCTAAAGTAATATTTATATTTTTATGTCCTAAGCGATTAGATACATATTTGATATTTGCTCCAGCTTCGATCAAGAAAGTCGCATGAGTATGCCTAAGTCCGTGCACTGTTATATTTGGAACCTTTGCTTCATCACATAACAATCTAAACATATACGTGATTTTAGATTGTTGAATTGGTAGATTTCGAGAACTCAAAATAAAGTAGTCTTCGTCTTTTAGAATTTTTCCTTTTTTAAAAAGCCGTTCTTTTTCATAAGACTTATATTTTTTGACTAATGCGAGTAGTGAATCATCAAAGTAAACTTTACGAATACTTGTTTTTGTTTTTGGTTTATTCTCACCATAATCTCCTCGTGTGGAATTGATGTCAAAATATTTCTCAGCTAATTCAATATCTCTCCATCGAAGCCCCATCAGTTCACCTTTTCTCATTCCAGTTTTTAATAGCGTGAAAAAAATAATTTGGGTTCGGATATTTTTGCCCTCTAAAACCGCTATAAATTTTTGTAGTTCGTCTTTTGTAAACGAACGAACACTATTGCTTGAATCGAATTTGAAGCCTGTGAGGGTGTTGCTTGGAAGTATTTGATTATTCACAGCAGCATTGATCATTCTCATAACAATTTTATGCCATGTTTGGATAGTAGAATCTTTATATTTATTTTCCTGCCGCAGTTTATCAATGAAATTCCGCTTATAAGTG